AACTATTGAACAACTTGCTACAACTGAAGAAGCTCAGGCTAAAGTAATGGCTGTACTTCCACAAATGATGGAAAGAATGTTTTGGATTAATTGCCAAGGTACTGCAGCTGTTAAAGAAGGTGCCGAGAGATGTGCTTCAGTTTATGGCTTTGATACTTCTGATGAGAAGATGAAAGAAAAAGGTAAAGTATGGCAAACTCTTAGAGATGCTAGCTTTAACTGGAAGCCAGTTGCAAGAGGTCAATTCAAGGAGCATGACGTAGCGGATGAAATTGCGATAAATAATTTCTCTTTCGCTTAAAACTATGGTATAATATATTATGAATATTTGGTTTTGTGGGATTCCAGGCAGTAGATGGAGTGGAATAGATATATGTATTCGACACTGTCTACCTTGTGATCAAACCGACGAAACCGAAGATCGTATCTTCTTTCACAAAGCAAATGATAGAGGATACAAATTCAACGGTCATAGAGGTATTTACTGGGGTCCGGGAATGACATGCGGTCATTCCTGGACTAACCTCAAAGATGTTGGAAAAGAAAATATTCTCGATGAGATTAATAAAGAATTTACAGGTGAAGGCTATCGAGTTATTAAATCACATGCACTCGCAAGAAATAATAATTTAGATTTTATCTGGGACAATTTTAAAGGTGACTATATGGTTCTTATAAAAAGAGATCCAATAGAATCTTTTAAATGGTGGGACTCAATTATGAGTTTCGAAGACGATAAGTATCCATCTTATGTTGAGATGTATAAAGATCGTGAAACTATGCAAAAACTTTTAATCGAAGAAGATGCATATATAGATATGTTTGCTAAGAAACATAAGCTTGAATGGAAACTATTTGATGCTGTTGAATCATTTAGAGATATACGAGGTTATGATTATTCAAAAGCAATCACATTTGAATATAATAAGCATGATGATGTTTATATAAGTGTAACAAAAATATGAATGAGGTAAATAATGAAAAAATTAATCGCGCTTTTTGCGATTTGTTTCGCAACAGCTGCTTCTGCAGCAACAATCGAAGTTCAATATCCATCTAAACCTGGAGCACAAGGTACCACTCTATGGGGTGATACAGTTGTAAAAGAACTTCAAAACTATACTGACCACACTTTAGTACCAAGATTTGTATCAGGTGCTCGTGGTAAAAAATCTTTAAAGTCGTATTCTTCGACAGATAAATCAACACTACTTATTACACACGGTGGTAATGCAGAAGCTTTCCTACTGGAAAATGTTGGTGATTTCGATTATGCAAAATATGATGCAATGGTCGTAATGAACTCATCAATGTGGATTTCGAAAGTTGCTAATCGTAAAGGTGTAATGACATTCCCACTTGATGGTGGATCTGGGTTTGGTCCTGATTGGATTTCAGTTGGTATGATGGAATGTGGTCCAGAAAAATCTGCAAAGGTTGATACTTTCCTACAATGTGTTAATAAGAAAATGCGTTTAGTCGGTGGTTTCAAAAAAGGTGGTGTGAGACGTAAAGCATTTAATGATCAGTTACTACAAGGTAGTCGTGATACGATGGCTTCTGCTTTAGCTGCTTCTGAAAGACAATATAAAGAAGGTACTCATGTAGTTTGGTATTCACATGGTATTGTTGATAAGAATGGAAAATACGGTGATCCGAATAACGAAAAAGGTAAGCAAACATTTGAAGAAGCATATAAACTTCAATATGGCGTAGATCCTTCTGGTGAAGTATATGACGCTTATCGTTTAAATCAAGCATATCGTGATGGATTGCAAAAAGCAATCTTTACTCATAAAGATAATCCATATAAAGATGATATGAATAAAGCAATTAGTAAAATGTTAGAAGATAAAGATGCTGTCGCAAGACTTCAAAAGAAACTTGGTAACTATCCTTGGTTAGGTGCTAAAGACGCATCAACACACTCTGAATATATTACTAGTATTAAAACAGAAGAAAATTCTAAAAATCTATTAAAAATCGCTAAAGACTGGTTCAGATACGACGTTAAGAAGTAATGATTGAATCACTCGTTTCGCTCCCACTGTATTTGCAGTGGGGTATCATTATTGCAGCAGGAGTATTATATGGATCTCTTATTGGTCTAATACCTTCTGCTGGTCCAGCAAAAGCATTAATACTACTCTTTGGATTGGTTCAATTATTTGATATTCCTGGAGCAGAATACTTATTTGTATTATTTGCAATTGCAGTAATGGTATCGTGTTCTATTGGCGATTCATTTGCTTCGGTACTCATTGGCATCCCAGGAGCTGATGGAACCGCAGCGACAATGGTAGATGGTTTCCCTCTCGCGAAACAAGGTAAAGCATCATACGCATTGTCAGCAGCAATAACCACTTCTACACTTGGTGGATTATTGTTTGGAGTTGTTGGATTCTCTTTGTTTCCAATGTACAATCTGATTAGTGATTATATAAGTGTACCAGAAATATTTGGTATGATTGTTTTATCCTTCTCACTTATTACTCTTATTACTACTCGCTATGCAATACGTTGTTTAATTGCATTAGCATTTGGTTTGTTTGTAGGATTAATTGGTTATGATATGTACTCGACTCCAAGATGGACTGGTGGATGGGAATATCTAGTTGATGGCGTATCAATAGTTATTGTCACCGCCGGTTTATTTGCAATGCCAGAATTATTAGAAGTTCTAAGAAATAAAAATGAATATTCTAAGATTGATAAGAAACATCATAATCAACAAACTTGGCAGGGCATTAAAGATACATTTAAACATGGGTGGATTGCATTTCAAGGTTCACTTATTGGTTTTATTGTAGGTGTATTACCCGGAACTGGTGGAGGAATAGGAGATTGGTCTGCATATACTGCAACAACTGCTATTTCTAAAAAAGAAAAAATTCCATTTGGTAAAGGTAATATTAAAGGTGTAATTGGCAGTGAGGGTGCAAATAATTCCGGTAAAGCTGGAGCACTTCTTCCTGCATTCTTATTTGGTATTCCAGGCAATCGTGGTGTTGCAATTATTATGGCTCTTTTCATGTATGTAGGATTTGAAATGGGCACGGTTGCTTTAGTAGAAGATCAGCAATTTATAGATCATTTATACTGGGGATACATGTTAGGTACTGCAATCGCTGGTATTGTACTCTTATTATTTGCAAGACAAGTATCAAAAATAGTTTATTTAAAACCAATCTATTGGGTTCCTATAATGGCAGGATTAACAATATGGTCTGTATTAGCGGCTAATTATTATGTAACTTGGTGGGAGGATTTAACATTACTCACATTCTTTAGTATACTTGGTTACTATATGAAGAAATATGAATTTAGTCGTCCGGCATTTTTAATTGCATATTTCTTAGCAGAGAGACTTGAAGGTTCATTCTTTCAAATACAACAACTATATTTTATGGATGGAAACTACATAAATAATCCTATATGGAGTATGCATCCTATAATGACAGGTTGCTTAATATTCGCATTAATGATTCTAATTTATGGAATTAAGAGAGATAAATCTCTTACAACATACTCATGAATAAGTATTGTAAAATAATAAAAAAATACGATTTAAATAAAATAAAAGAAGAGATAGAAACTCTTCCATATTTTGAAAAAGAATTGTGCTTACAAGGTATAAATCCAGATTCTGATTATAATGAATGTTTAGGAAAAATTGAAAATTTAAAATATCCAGAAGATTCATTTAAATATCCATTATTTGATATTCCATATATTAATTCAATATTAGAAGAAAACAAAATATATAGGACGAGATTACTAATATTAAAGCCTCATACTTGTTATTCTTGGCATAAAGATCGTACATTTAGATATCATATTCCAATCATAACACATCGAAAATGTAAATTTGCATTTGAAGATTTAGTATTTCATATGCCCGCTGATGGAAGTTTATATGAAGTAGATACAAGACAAAAGCATACTGCATTTAATGGTAGAAATGACGAGGGGAATCGTTTACATTTAGTTGGAAATATATGAAAAAGCCAGATAACGTAGTGGATGCACCAGGATTAACACAATATCCAACTAATGTTGGCGCGCCAGCGTTTACTGTTCCTGCAGTTCTAACAAAGAAAAGAGAGCGAGGAGCAAATGCAAGAAATCAATTAACAACGCATTTTGAAGAATTAAAAAAAGAATACTTTAGATTATCTCAACTAGCAGAAGATACTGAAATGGTTTATAATTCTAAATTTAGTTTTAATCCAGTTGTTGGTAGAACTTATCATTTGTATATGAGTAATGATGGTTTATTTTTAAGTATGATTGAACCAGAAAGATGGAATATGGAACATCATGGAAGTTTTAAATTGACAAGCGAACATACTTGGGAAAGAATATAATGAAAATAGCAATAACTGGACATACAGAAGGAATTGGAAAAGCCATATATCAAGCTTATCTTAATGAAGCCGATGCATTAGCGATTGGGTTTTCAAGACAAAACGAGCATGATATTTCTGATAAAACATGGTATAATAAATTATTAGAATTTGATGTTGTTATTAATAATGCACACGAAAAAAATTATCAAATAGATTTATTACATTTTCTTGCTAAAAATAATTTTAAAGGTAAAATAATTAATATGGGATCTATTAGTTCTGACGGGGAAAAACAAGAAATCCGTCCTTATTCTACTTGGAAAGCAGCACTTGAACATGCTAATGCTCAATTATATAATATTGGTTTTAATACTTGTATACTTAAACCAGGATTAATTGATACACCAAGAGTAGAAGGAAGATTTCCAGATAAAGAAAAAATGCATACTGATGATATTGTTAAAATAATTAAATTAGTTATTGATAGTAAATTTAGATTTAAACAAATTACATTTGGAGAATAATTTGCTTAAAAGTAGAGATTTAGATACATTAGAAAAGATTATTGCTAGATATAATTGCGAGGAAGAATTTCGCAAAAGAGAATTAGCATTATATCGACAAAAGTCTGGATTGGACTTAGCATTAGAAGTTCAAGCAAGTAAACCAGATTTAGTAATTGATTTTGGTTGTGGTGGAAATTTATTTAAAGATTACATAGATAATCTTATTGGAATAGATATTACACCTCATCCTAAAGTAGATATTGTAGATGATATACATAATGCATTAAATTATTTTAAACCCAAATCTGCAGATTGGATTTTTAATTTTGGCGTGTATCAATTTCAATCTAATGATGGAGAAAAACAAACAGAAATAATGTCTGAGTTAATTAAAGATAATGGAACTATTGTAGCACACTGTAATAGAATCGCGCCAGGTACATTATCTATACATGATTCAGAAGAATATATAAAATTATTAGGTGCCCAATATGGTCTTAAAACTACAGAAATTGATTGGAGTTATACAGATACTACAAAAATGACACCCGAACATTTAAAAATACAAAAAGAAGTAGCCAAATGGAGTGAGTTTGAAATGAAAGATTTAATTTCTCCAAGATTAACATGGCGATGGAATAAATAATATTAAAGGAGAATGAATATGCACAATGTGGAAGGTCAACAAAGTAAACTTAAAGAGCTTACATGGGCTCATCATCAATCAGCAGAGCGAAGAGCTTTTGCAAAAGAACTTATTAGTGGCTCAATCGATACAGAAATCTATTATAAATTTTTACAATGCCAATTTTTAAATTATCAAGTATTAGAAAAACACTGTAAAATTCCAGAACATCTTTACCCAATTCGTAGATCTGATCGTATCTTTCAAGATATTCGTGAGCTTGAATCAGAATACGGATTTTCACCAAACGGAAAGTTCCCACCTTCAGTAGATCAATATGAAAGTTATATTAATGAAATAGCAAATGATAATGAGAGACTATTAGCACATATGTATGTGCGTCATTTTGGTGAATTGCATGGTGGTCAAATTATCAAAAACAAAACTCCAGGTTCAGGTATGATGTACGAATTTAATGGAGATACAAAAGTCCTTATTTCAGAATTTAGAAAACTATTAAATGATGATATGGCAGATGAAGCAAAAGTTTGTTTTGATTTCGCATCACAGCTTTTTGATGAAATGTCAGAAATGATGAAAAAATAGTTGACATTTATATTATTATAGTATATAATAAAGATATAAACTGCAAATAATATAAGGAGGAGATATGATTTTATCAGCAGAAATCAACGAAGACTTAGATTACATTCCAGAATATCTAGAAAAAGATAAATCAAAATCCACGAGAATGCAGAGAGACGAAGCTGCCCGCGAGCGTCGTCATAAAACAAAAGAAGTAGTAGTAACCCGCACACAAAATGAATGGGCCAAAGCGCATAGAGCGAAGAAGAAAAAGTAATGAGAAAGTTTACACAGAAAATTCAACAAGATAATGAAGGAAACCTGTATTTTGAATTAGAAGAACAAATATTGGAAGAACTTGGTTGGACATGGGGTGATAATTTAAAATGGGAACCAATTGATGATACGAAAACTTCTTGGAAGCTTAGTAAAATAGATGATATTCAAAAAGAAAAAGATAGTAGTTGATGCATTTACTTTCAATGAAAATATTGCAAAGTATCCAATAGAAAAAACATCAAAATATCTTCCAGACTGGTTTAAAAAATTAAAACCGGTACATAATATAGATGAAGATAATCATCATTTAAAAGTTTCTACATTTAAAAAATGTGATGGAATTGGAGATTTAATTAATAATACATTTGCTCTACCTTTATGGGCAGACTTAAGTATTATAGTAAATGACGATGGAATTTATGAATGGAAATATCCGTCTCCTCCATATAATTATGGCATGGAGCAACATCCAGATTATCATTTACAAGGAGCATTTGATCCATTAGTACATGCTAAGATTAAATCTCCTTGGATATTAAAAGAAAAAACTGGAGTAAATTTTTGTCAAATACAAGGTTTTTATTCTTTTAATAAACAACCATTACAAATTCCACCAGGTATTGTAAATTATAAGTATCAACATTCAACACATATTAATATGTTTTTAGAACGAAGTAAAAATTACTTTTTTGAAGTTGGCACTGCAATGGTATATTTACTTCCTATGACTGATAAAAAAGTTGAAATTAAAACTCATGTTGTTTCTAAAGAAGAATATAATAGTTTATCTCAATTAAGTGCTCCACAAAAATTTATGGATGCGTATAAGGAAAGAAAGAAATGTCCGATTTATGGGAACAATTAGATAAGTATGCTAAACGATTAGAGTTAACCTTTGATCGTCATATGACTAGAATTGATAATCCTCTATATACCGATGATTTAAAGTTTGAAGGTTGGAAAGATTTATTTTGGAAATCTTGTTTTATTCGTAAAGCGCACCTTAAAATAATTGATAATAGAGAAACACAAAAGCTTTGGTTAATGCATATTAACATTTATCCAAAAGTTGGTATTGAACTACCTATTTTAGGATTTGATATTGTTGCAGGACCAAATAAGATTACAGGTTCTTTTATGGATTATTCTCCATTGCATGGTTATGATCATCCATATAATACACATATGAAAGAAGTTGTTTCTAAATTAGAATGGAAAAGATCTCGTGAATTACCTGATTGGGCTTTAGAAATATTTTCAGAAGATATGATTGCAGTAGGTAATATTAGAGTTGGAGAAGAATTAGATCAATTTATTAAAGTAACTGAAGAATTAACTGATTATTATTTAAATAATATGTTTGCTCATGCAGCAGATGAAGACAGAGATACTACCGAGCATTTAAACAAATATTGTATTAATCAAAAGAAAAATCCACACTTACACAATTCTATTTTAAAGATGGGTATTTCTGAAGAGTTAAAAGATAAGTACATAAACAATATTTTATTTGAAGAAATAGTTGACATTACAGAAAATTAGTATATAATAGATATATAATCGAATTAATAAAAGGAGACAAAAGTGGGTATGACAACATCAGGGATGTGGCCAAACACATTACTTAAAGAAAGAGATGGTAAAACATTAAAAGTAGAAATTTTTGAAAGTTCGGATGGATCTTCGTGTAAATTTTATATTAATGAAGAGTTAGTGGCAGAAGAAATGTACCCTTTAAAATCTCGTCAATGGGCAGAAGATGCTGCAGAAAATTGGCTTGATGGTATTAAAACACTTAAAGGATAATTATGTTAGTCACGCCAAAAACTCCAGAAAGGATTCATCATGAAATAGAAGGCATGTTAAAGAAAGGTGTAAGTTATATAGATGCTCTATGTGAATATGCTAGAATTAATGAAATAGAAATAGAAGTTATAGCAGATATTGTTAAGAAATCAACCATATTAAAGGAAAAAATAAAGACCGAAGCAGTTGAGCTGAGGATGGTACATTCAGATGATACAGACATCACTAAGTTATGCTAATGAAAAGTCGTTTGAGTATTACGTAAAATATTTAGCACTCAAACAACATTTTTCAAGCGATTATGATTTCCATAAGTATAATGGAAAAATAAGAGCAAATTTTGATAAGTATCGTACTAGAAATGATTGTTATTTCTTTGAAAAATTATCAAATAAAGATGATCCTATAAATCTAATGGTTGCTAATATGATAGTAAAACCAAATGTTTGGATAAGAGAAATTATAGAACAAGATGGTGAAGAAAGATATATTGAATGGAAAAAGAAAATACAATCACTATCAAAAGTATTTAAAACAGATTTGAATAATTTACAAGATAATTATCAACAAAACTTTGTATCAGTAGACGGGCAACATCCATATGTAATTACTGCATATATGCAAAGAAAAATTAGTTTGGAGACGTTAACTATATTAGCAAAGATTTCTAATATATTTCCATATTGGGAAGAAAAAATAGTTGACAAATTCATAGCAGGTGATATAATTAAACTAATAAAAAATTATTCACCATTTTTAGAAATTGACGAAAAAAAGTTCAAAAAAATTATACGTGAACGTTTTTTCTGATATAAATAAGTATGTAGGTTATCCTACGTATATAACGCAATACAAAAATACAACGCAATATAAGGAGAAATGATATGTCATTCGACGCACTCAAAAAGAATCGTTCAGCTTCGCTCGATAAACTGAACAAACAACTAGAAAACATTTCACAAAAATCTTACTCAGATCCTAACGAAGGAAAGTTTTGGAAGCCAACTCGCGATCAAGCAGGTAATGGTTTTGCAATCATTCGTTTCTTGCCAGCACCTAATGGTGAAGAAATGCCTTTTGTACGTATCTGGGATCACGGTTTCCAAGGTCCTACGGGTCTTTGGTATATCGAAAATTCTCTTACTACTTTAAATCAAGATGATCCTGTATCAGAATACAATGGTAAACTTTGGAATAGTGGTGTTGAAGCTGATAAAGAACAAGCACGTAAACAAAAACGTCGTTTGAAATATGTCGCTAATATCCAAGTTATTAAAGATTCTGCTAATCCAGCAAATGACGGTAAAGTATTCCTTTATCAGTTTGGTAAAAAGATCTTTGATAAATTGAATGATCTTATGAATCCACAATTCGAAGATGAAACACCAGTAAATCCATTTGATCTATGGGAAGGTGCTAATTTCCGTCTTAAGATTCGTCAGTTCGAAGGTTATCCTAACTATGATAAATCTGAGTTCGAAGCTCCATCACCTCTATCTGAAGATGATGCAGTGTTAGAATCGATTTATAATCAAGAGCATTCATTGCAAGATTTGATTGATCCTAAGAATTTTAAATCTTATTCTGAATTGAAAGCAAAATTACACCGTGTACTTGCACTTGGTGAAGCTCCAATTGAACCTTCTACAGCAGAAGATAATATTGAAGCAGATGATCTAGATCTAAGTAAAATGGGTAATAATGAGAAAGTAGCATCTGCTCCAGAAGCTCCTGCTGCACCTCAAGAGTCATCAGCAATGAATATGGCAGATGATGACGATGATCTTTCAATTTTCAAGGAACTAGCAAATGGCTAATAAAACCTACGAAGAGCTCTTAGACTTTGACTTTGGCTTCAGCTTTATCGACGAGGAACTCGAAGAAAAACAAGCTGCGGCCGAAGAAACCATTCAACAAGTCAGTAGCGAAAAGCAAACTTTAGAAGATCAATTAACTGACGCTAAAGTAAAAGCTGACGACCTTGAATATCGTCTAGAACTTTTATATAAATCAATAACACCGTTTTTAGACAATTTATGTCAAAATGCGGATAAGTCAACAATTTATTGGCCTGATCGTGTTTCAAAGATTAATGCCTATAAAGCAAAACTATTAACAATTGTAGATGGAGGGTCTTAATGAGTCTATTAGATAAGATTGTAAAAAATAGTACCATTAAAATGACTGCTCCTATTGCAGAGTCAAAAGTTTTTGGTAAAAAAGATATGGCACCAACATCAGTGCCTATGGTAAATGTTGCATTATCTGGTAATTTAGATGGTGGTTTAACTCCAGGACTTCTTGTTCTGGCTGGACCATCTAAACATTTCAAATCTGCTTTCGCTCTTTTAATGGCTTCAGCATATATGAAAAGAAATCCAGATGCAGTATTATTGTTTTATGATTCAGAGTTTGGTACACCACAAGCTTATTTCGAATCATTTGATATTGACATGAATCGTACAGTTCATACTCCAGTTACAAATGCTGAAGAACTTAAATTCGATATTACTTCTCAACTTGATAAAATTGAAAAAGGCGAGAAGGTTATTATTGTAATCGATTCAGTTGGTAACCTTGCATCTAAGAAAGAGGTTGAAGATGCACTTGACGGTAAATCAGTTGCTGATATGTCACGTGCTAAAGCACTTAAATCTCTATTCCGTATTGTAACACCACATTTAAATCTTAAAGATATTCCACTTATTGCAGTTAATCATACTTACAAAGAGATTGGATTATTCCCTAAAGATGTTGTGTCTGGTGGTACAGGTATTTACTATTCAGCTGATGCAATTTGGATTATTGGTCGTCAACAAGATAAAGTTGGTACAGAAATTCAAGGTTATCATTTTGTAATTAACATCGAAAAATCTCGTCATGTTAAAGAAAAATCTAAGATTCCTATTACAGTAAGTTGGGAAGGTGGTATTCAAAAACTATCTGGACTTATGGAAGTTGCTGAAAAAGGTGGATATATTATCAAACCAAAAGTTGGTTGGTATCAAGCTGTAGATCCATCTACTGGTGAAGTTATTTCTGGCGATAAAAATTATCGTGCGAAAGAAATAGTTGACAATCCAGAGTTTTGGGATATAATATTTAATAATACAGATTTTAAAGATTATATTAAAAATGCTTTTTCAGTGGGAGGAAGTGTTATAATCTCTGATGATGAAACAGTGACTGAAGACGTAAAGGATGATTGAAAAAACAGTAATATCAAACCTAGTATTTAATGAAGACTATTATCGAAAAGTATATCCATATGTACAAGTAGAGTACTTTGATGATAATAGTCTGAAAAAAATATTTGAAACCTATTCTACATACGTAGAAGAATTTAAAGAGCCTCCTTCAATAGAGGCTCTCAAAATTTCACTAGATAAGAGAAAAGATTTAAATGAAGATGGATATAAAGAAGTTATGTCCACCGTGGATTCTCTTGCTCTAGATAATGATACAAACATTGACTGGCTAGTTTCTGAAACTGAGAAATTCTGCCAGGATAAAGACTTGTTTAACTCTATTCGTAAAGCAATTTTGATCATGGATGGTGAAGACAAAGTAAATGAAAAAGGTTCTATTCCCGAACTTTTATCTAAGTCTCTTTCCATCAGTTTTGATAGTTCGATTGGTCATGATTTTATTGATGATGCTGATAGTCGTTATGACTTCTATCATAGAAAAGAAGAACGACTACCTTTTGATATTGAGATGCTGAATAAAGTTACCAAGGGCGGGCTACCACGTAAGTCCATGTCAGTACTCCTTGCAACGACTGGCGGTGGTAAGTCTCTCGTCAAATGTCATATGGCTGCTTCTTATCTAATGCAAGGTAAGAACGTAGTTTATATTACTATGGAAATGGCAGAGGAAAGAATTGCAGAGCGTATCGATGCTAATATGATGGATACTTCTCTTGATGATTTAAAAATTATGCCAAGAGATGTATATGAAAAACGAATTAATCGTATTAAAGATAAAACAACTGGTAAACTTGTTGTAAAAGAATATCCAACCGGTTCTGCTCATGCTGGACATTTCCGACATCTATTAAATGAATTAAAGATGAAACGTGGATTTACTCCAGACGTTATCTTTATTGATTATTTAAATATATGTGCTTCATCTCGAGTTAAAGGCGCGGCTCAAGCAAACTCTTATACACTTGTAAAATCAATTGCAGAAGAAATTCGTGGTCTTGCAATGGAGTTTAATTGCGCTATTGTAACATCTTCTCAATATAATAGAGATGCTTATGGAAATTCTGATGTAGATCTTACAAATACTTCAGAATCTATGGGTATTACTCATACCGCGGATTGTATACTTGGTATTATATCATCTGAAGATCTTGATAATCTTGGCCAAATTATGTTTAAACAATTGAAAAATCGTTGGAATGATTTGAACTATTATCGTAGATTTGTAGTTGGTATTGATAGATCTAAAATGCAAATATATGATCTCGAAGATAATGCACAACAAAATATTCAAAATGATAATCCAACTGCTAATACAACACCAAATGGACCAGCTTTTGGACAATCTAAGAAAACATTATTCTCAGCAGGCGGCATTGTATAAATATACCTAAACAGTAAAGGTATAACAATGAAGGGTTTTAAAAAATATATCAATGAAACAGTTGGCGTGGGCGGTCTTGCGTATGAAGCAAAAGTACGTAAGTCTGTAATTCAAACTTTAAAAAACAGAGCGTTTTCAAAAGATAAACGTATTACTCTTAAACCAGACAATGCTGGTGGATTTGCTTCTAATGTAGTAGATATGTACCTTACTTTAGATGGTAAAGATGTTCCTGTAGAAATTAAAATGGATAAAGATGCTCAAATGGGCGGACCATCTGTTAAGATTAATAAAGGAAAACCATACGGACTTTCAAAAGCAGGTGAAGATCTTGAAGATGATGTACAAGAAATGATTATCAATGCTGTTAAGTCAAAAGAAAGACCTATCAGAAATTATATCAAGCAAATGAAAACGCTAGAGCCAATTGAGCTACATAAGCAAGCTGGCGTATACGAAGTTCCATTCAAAACAACAAAAGAAGCTTGGGCAATATTACAGAAAAAAGGTTTACTCAAACCTATCAATACTATAGTTAAATATAATACTAAATTTATTCATGATTGGTATGCAAGAAAAAAATGTTATTATATTCAAATTGGTAAATTGGGTATGTTCTATTTACAAAAAAATCCATTAGGTTTAAAAATTCCACAACTTAAAGCAGATATAGAAATTTATGTTCGCTTGACTCGTTCTGGTTCTGGTGGAACTAAAGCATATCCAACACAAAGATCATCTCAAATCAGAGCAATTGCTAGTCTAAAAGTAAAAGGTGGTAAATCTCCATTATCTTTAGATAATCCAAAAGATGTAGAAGAAATATTTAATCAAATGATGAGCAAGTAAAATGGCAACATTTACTGCTATGAATTTTCCTCGCGAAGGCAATGAAGATTTTAATAGAGCAGGATATAGAACAGTATATGCTCCGTCATCAAATGCAAATACTTTTAAATATGCAAAAGGATTTCCATTAGCACAAGATACATATTTGTATACTGATGATGGTCAGCCTATAAGAAAACTAAATAAAGGTTCTCATGTTCATTTCTTATATCCTTCTAGATTAGTTCATAATTTAGATATAGGTATTTCTAGAAGAGGTACATATAGCGCCATTTCTACTAAAAGTCATAAAGGTAGAGTAGAAGGATATATTTTAATTAGTCATGTAATTAAACCAGCCGGCGGAGCACAAAATAGAGTTGCTTCGGGTTCAGCCTCACAAAAAGCTGTTGCTGATGCAGTACAAAATATAGCATTCAAACATGATTATGATTATAAATTTATTTCTATGGCTAGGCCGGGATCTAATGCGCCAGATTTAATATGTGAAGTCGATGGCCACAAAACTCAGTTTGAAATTAAAGGCGCCGGAAGTGATAATGCGCCTATTACATTTTTTGATAAATCGGTAAGTAGGATTAGAAAAACTCCAAAAATTATAGATGATATATCAAAATTATTTGCTACTCATAATAAACTTAAATTAGTAAAAAAAGATTTTGTTAGTGTTATTGATTATTTTAGAGCAGAAAATAACGAGTTTGGGTTTCCTGGAGATGATGGAGCTCCAAAGTCCGGTAAAATACCACCATTTTTTACAACAACAAGTAGACCATTATTATTAAAATTACATAAGTTAATATTACGTCATTTTGCTGAAGGTGGAGATAACTACTTTGTAATAAATAATAGAAGTAATAATACTTTTAAATTTTATTATACTGAATACGGGCAAAATATTTTGCATTTAAAAGATCTTCCAGAGTTTAGTTCTTTTTCATTAGCAACATATGGTGGAGCTTCTAGTGGATCTATGCGCGCAGGTTTAAAAATAAAATTAAGAGATTAAAAACGTTGTACTTTTTAATAAAAATAGGTTATAATATAACTAATGGTTAGAACATTTAAACAACATTTAACAGAAGATAAAAATGTACATATGGAACACCTCGAAGATTCTATACTGAATCTTGGTGTTGATGGTACACGCTCTGCAATTAATTTTTTGCGCAGTGTAAGAGATATGTTGGCAGGTAATGCTAAATCTGGTGTAAATGTAACAGTTAAATGGGATGGTGCTCCTGCAGTATTTGCTGGAACAGATCCTGAAGATGGTAAATTCTTTGTTGCGAAGAAATCAATTTTTAATAAAGTACCAAAAGTATATAAAACAAATGCTGATATAGATGCAGATACTGATGGTGATTTAAATGCTAAATTAAAACTTGCTTTAGCCGAGCTACCTAAACTTGGTATTAAAGGAGTTGTACAAGGTGATTTTTTATATGATAAAAAAGATATTAAAACGGTTAACATTATGGGAGTCCCGCATATTACTTTCCATCCTAATACGATTGTTTACGCGGTACCTAAAGATAGTGACCTCGCGAAAGAAATCCTCGGATCCAAGATCGGAGTGGTATGGCACACAACATACACAGGAAACTCAATTAAAGAACTGTCTGCTTCTTTTGGAAAAGAGATTGCAAGCGGTCTCAAAAAAACGAAAGGAGTCTGGTCAGTAGATGCTGTCTATAAAGATGTTTCTGGTAATGCTACAATGACTGGAAAAGAAACTGCTTTTGTTACTAAAAAGCTTTCAGAAGCTGGTATGTTATTTAGAAAAATTAAAAAAGAAACATTTAATGGTATTTCAGATAATCCTGATACATTAATGAGAGTTAAAACTTTTATTAATACAAAAATTAGAGAAGGCCAACGAATTGGAAATACGAGAATATTTGTTAAGCAATTACAGGACTATATAAATAATGTATATCAAAAAGATGCAGACAAAAAGAAAACAGAGAAGGGTAAGGCAAGTTCGTTTGCAAAACGTGATGCAACTTTGGAGTATTTCAAAAAAACACCCGCATCTCAGATAACAATGATGTTTGATTTGTATAATTTAATTATAGATATTAAACATATAATTATTAGTAAATTAGATAAAGCAAAGAGAATAGGAACGTTCTTAAGAACAGATAATGGTTATGAAGTAACAGAACAAGAAGGTTTTGTTGCAATCGATCACATGGGTAAAAACGCAGTTAAACTTGTTGATCGTCTTGGATTTAGTAGAGCTAATTTCTCAGACAAATATATTAAAGGTTGGCAAAAATAAATGGCTCAATATTATCCAAGTGAAGATTTACATCTAAATATAGCAAGAGGACTTGTTAAAGGTACTTCATTTATCCACAAGTTTGGTGCCGTTCCTGCTTTAAGTATTAATGTAACGGGGTCGGTTTGGGATATTAATGATACATTGTATCCTTGGGCAGCATTAGATACTCCTGCTGTTGTGAACGTTAAAAGAAATAACATAGCAGACGAAGGTCATACAGTTACAGTTCAAGGCTTGGATTCTGATTATAATTTTCAAGAGGAAGAAATTGTAATTTCAGGTACTAACACTCTTAGTACTAAACTATTCCGTAGAGTAAACCGCGCATTTTGTACTGCAGGTGGGGAAACAAATACTGGCAATATTGATATTGAAGCAGGCGCAGCTGGCGGAACAATTGTTGCTCGTATTACTGCAGGTAAAGGTCAAACACTAATGGCTGTTTATACTGTTCCTGCAGGAAGTACGGCATATATTACACAAGGGGTTTCTTCAGTTCAAGGTGGCGGGCAAGCAACAGGTGATATGATGATTCGCCAATTTGGTCAAGATACTTTCCGTGTTGGGCATAGTTTTGAAGTAACTTCAGATGGTGGAGCTTATTTCTATCCATTCAGTGTCCCTGTAGCAGTATCTGAAAAATCTGATATTGATGTTAGAGCAAAAGCTGCTGGTAATAATTCTCGTGTTACTTCAGCATTCGATATAATTTTAATTAAAAATGGACTTGGCTAAACTCAATAAATAAAAAATATATTTTGTAAATGGAGAAATATTATGGGTATAATTCGTGACCGTGGTAATGATGGTGGCAATATTTGGAGATGGGACACTCTCATCAGATTCATTAAAGAAAACAATTATAAAACAGGCGCTGAACTTGGAGTGCACGATGGTGTAAGCTTCAAAAATATGGTAAAACGTTGTCCTGAATGTAATTTAGTTGGTGTTGATTTATATGAATCACAACCAGAAAATAATGGTCCAGAAAAATGGACACCAGGCGAAAATGGACATGCTTGGGATCATAAACGTTATTACACAGATTTATTAAACTTTTGTCATAATCATGATAACGCTGTTATTATTAAAGATTATACAACAAATGTCGCAGAACAATATCCAGACGGTCATTTCGATTTTGTATTTATTGATGCTGATCATGGATATGAAGGTTGCTTAAGAGACATTAAAGCTTGGCACCCTAAAGTCCGTGAAGGCGGTAGAGTTATTGGTCATGATATTCACTTTCCTACAGTACAAAAAGCTGTTACAGAATTTTACGGAGAAAACTCTTGGAACACCGAAGATGATTTCATTTGGTGGATTCAAAAATAATGATTGAAAAGAAACTTTCACAAATTTGGATTGGTCCAAAGCCTGCTCCATTAAAATGGATGTATACTTGGAGAGATAAACATCCAGGCTGGGAGTATTCTATTTTTACTGATGAAATGTTAAAATCTCGTAAGTGGCATAATCAACATTTAATAGAACATTATTATAATACTGCAAAATGGCCTGGCGTTTCCGATTTAATTCGTTATGAATTATTGTATGAACGGGGTGGATTTTGGCCTGAAGCAGATATGGAATGTTTAAATGACACTACAGAATTATTTGTAGCACCTGACGATCATGCATATACATGTTATGAAAATGAAAAAGGTAGAGAAAACTTTGTACAACCAATTATGGCTGCTAATCCAGAAAATCAATTTGTTAAACATATAATTGATACACTTCATAAATTAAAACCACAAGATCTTAAAGAACCTTGGATGTCAACAGGGAATGCATTTCTTGCAAATCATGTTGTTAATTGGAAAGATAAATTAACTATATGGCCTTCACATTGGTTCATCCCTTTATTTTATATTGGTGGAGCAAAGCGCTATGACGGACCTGATAAAGTGTATGCAGACCACAAATGGGGGTCCACAGGCCATGCAAATAGTGTATCATATGATAGAGGAATATAATGTATATATCACACAAATATAAATTAATATTTTTAAGAACACCTAAAACAGCAAGTAGTAGTTTATCAGAATTTTTTATTAAAAATATTCCTGATGATTACGCGATTTATACTCCAGTAGAAGATTCTAATATTCCTGGAACGTTAAATCCAGATATTATTAATAAGTATAAAATTAATTTTAAATATTATCATTTTACATTAGAAGATTTAGTTAATAATGAAATTATAACAGAAGAACAAGCAAAAACATATAAATCATTTGCTGTTATAAGAGATCCAGTTGATAGACAAAAAAGCTTTTATTATTTCTATAAAAACTGGAAAGGTAGGCATTCACCTGCATCATTAGATGAATATAAAGCCTGGACTTCAAATGGTTCATTTATTGGAGAACCAAACTCTGCTATTAAACAAACAGATATTCTTTCTATAAACGAAGAAATTATTGGTAATTATTGGTTATATGAAAACATAAATGATGAATTAAATAATCTTATGAATGAATTACATTTGCCTGTTAAGTATCCATTAACTAATCATAAAAATGGTTATAGAAAAAATAGAGATAATGAAATTGTATTTGATGATCAGTCTATGAGTGATTTAAGAAATGCATTTACTAAAGACTTTGAAATATATGAAAGCTTACATTCTTAAAATTGATACACCTATTTCAAATGAGTATGCTAAAACATGTGCAGACTCTTGTGATAAAGTAGGATTAAACTGGGAATATTTTAATGGATACCAAAATATGACCGGTGCTGCAGCATGGGGATTAACAGGTATTAAAACTCAATTTAATGAAGCTTATCGTTATATAGAAAATCCAAATGCTGCTCAAAAAGCAAATGCTTGTAGTGCTGGACATGCCGCAATATGGAAAAAAATTGCAGAAGGTCCAGATGATATTGGTATTGTATTAGAACATGATGCAATAATGCTTCAACCAATAACTATTCCTATTCCTGAAAATATGATTGTAACTCTTGGTTATAAAATGCCAGATATAGAAAGATATGATCATGTTGCAGCAGGCCTTCCTACTGAAATTATTCCTATTCGTGGTCATGAAGGTGCGCATGCATATGCAATGACTAAAAATACTGCGCAGTTTCTTGTAAACGAAATAGAAGCAAGAGGTGTTATGAGTGCAGTTGATAATGCTTATTTTATTATGGGACAAAGAAGTACTAGAGTTCCATTAGGAATAATGTCACCTACGCCTGCAATTGGTTGGTTAAGAGAATCAACAATCTGGGGTGGATCAGCATATAGAAACTATAATTTTATACCTTCCTTTCAGGAAAATTATAAATAACAGTAACTAACAATAATTATTTTAGGATTTTATCATGGCAGACAAGCCAAAAAAGGGTAAAAAGAGTTTTAAGTCTTTTAACCCAAAGAACATTATTGACGTAAAACCAACACTTGATGAAGCTGTAAAGAAAACGGCTGTAATTAGTTTTGGTAGAATGAATCCAATTACTATTGGTCATGAAAAGTTAGTAGGAAAAGTTACTACAGAAGCTAGAATGAGAAAAGGAACTCCTATGATTTTCTTAACTCATTCAGAAGATGCTAAGAAAAATCCTTTATCATATAATGATAAAATTAAATTTGCTCAAAAAGCATTTGGTAAAATTGTAGTAAAATCTCCAGCAAGAACAATTATCGAAGTTACTAAATATTTAACTGGTAAATATAGTAATCTAGTAATGGTTGTTGGTTCTGACAGAATTAAAGAATTTGAATCTCTATTAAACAAATATAATAATAAAGAGTTTAAATTCGACAATATAGAAGTAGTATCATCTGGCGATAGAGATCCAGATGCAGAAGGCGTAACTGGCATGTCAGGTACTAAGATGAGAGAATTGGCATCTAAAAACGACATTACTGCATTTACTAAAGGCCTTCCTAATAGATTAAAACCCAATGCTAAACAAGTATTATTAGCAGTAAGAAAAGGTATGAATATGTCAGAAGAAAATATAGTAGAAGAGCAAGAATTAGACGAAGCTTTAAGTAGAATGGCTCGTCGTAAACGTTCAATCGCTGCAAGGAGAGCACGTTTTAGAATGAAGCGTGGTAGAGAAAGAGCGAAAAAGAGAGTTGCTTCTTTAGATGTACTTAAAAGACGTGCTCGTAAAGCTGCTATTAAATTTTTTAAGAAAAGATTTACTAAAGGTAGAAATTATAATACAATGTCTGCTGGAGAAAAAGAAATCATTGATAAGAGAGTAGAAAAGATTAGTAAAAAACGTTTAGACCAAATCGCTCGTAAACTTCTTCCGAAGATTAAGAGAAAAGAATTAGATAGACGTAAAGCTATGATGGCACGCCAAACTAAAAATGAAGAAGTACATTTAGAAGAAGCTTCAAAAGCTGATACTAGAGTTCGTAAGCGCCCACACATGATGATGGATTCAAAAGGAGCTGTTAAATTTGATGGACGTTTTAAAATTTATAAGAAAAAAACAGTTAATGAATCAGTTGAAGATGAAGTAGTAGATTTAATGGAATCTACAGAAGCTTTTGCCAATTCAGTATCACCAGAGCAAATTGATGAGTTATCAAAAGAAAAATTAGCGGGATATGAAAAGAAAGCTAGAACTTCTGCCATAGTTAATGCTCTTAAGTTTGGTAAAAAAGCTCATGATAAGTATAAGAAAAGAGAAGCTGGTTTAAAGAAAGCATCAAAGAAAACTGGTACTCAATATTCAAATGCTTGGAGGCATGAATCTAATGCTAGTGGCGAAAAAAATCTAGAATTAGATAGAGAAAGAGCTGCAAAAGCAAAATTAAAGCCTAATGATCGTGCTAAAATAGATGCGATCAAATCTATGATGAAACACGCAAATGAAGAAACACAAATTGATGAATTATCAAATGATCTTTTACAAAGATATGATGATGCTAAAGAGAAAAAACATAGACAACCTGATGGTTCAACGAAATATAAAAGTGTACATCAATCATTGAAACGTACTGTTGGTGGTATTCGTTCTTTAAAAAGACAAGCAGGTTTTAAAGCACCTACTAATAAAGTTTCAAGAGCAGATCACTTTGCTGCATACGGTAAAGATGGACATAAAGTTGTAGCAAAACATAATAAAAAAGTAGCAAGAGAATCAGTTGAATATGATTTAAACGAAGATGCAAAAGTTATTGCTCACTTAGTTAAAAAAGGTTTAAATCCTAAAGATGCTGCAGCTTCTACAAAGAAACATTTACCTTATGTTAAAAAAGCATACGGTAACCTTTCACCTGCTCAAGCTGCCGCAAAAGTCAGTATGGCAAGAGCAAATGAAGAAAAACAAATCGACGAATTATCAAAAGATACATTAAAATCATATCGAAAAAAAGCTGATAAATCAGCAGTTGATAGTTTAACAAGTAATGATCCTAAGCAAAAATTAAAATACGGGAAAAGATTAACTGGTATGGGTAGAGCAACTAAAAGATTGAATAAAGAAGAAAAACAAATTGATGAATTATCAAAAGATACTCTTATGAAATACTCTGATGCTGCTTCTAAAGATCTTATGAAAGCAGTACATGGTGATAAAACTTCTAACATCTATAAAGTTAATAAAACCTCAAAATCTGGTAAACCATTAACAGTCCAAGGTATTAGACGTAGACAAAACAAAAAATTTGATAGAAGAACATCACAATCAGGTGATGCATATCGAAAAGCACAAGCAATGGAAAGTGTCGAGCAAATTGATGAATTATCAAAAGATACACTTGGTAGTTATATTGGAAAAGCAACTGATGATAAAAAAGCTTGGAAAGATACTAGAAAAGCTTTTGCAAAAAAAGGTTATAAAGATCATGGATTTGAAAACTCAAAAATAGCAAAAAGAAATACGGGTATTAAGAAAGCAGCATCAAGATTGACTAAAGAAGATACACAATTTGATGAATCAATACATCACGATATAGATCATTCAGATCCAGATTTTAAACGTCTATTGAAAAAACACAATGTTACTCATAGTGTAGTTAAGAGAGGTCCACAATCTGGTGATAGTATTAAATTACATGGTGATAAAAAGAATGTTCAACATGTTTCAAAGGTATTAAGAAACCCAGAACAGCATCAAAATGAAGCATGGTCTCCATTAAGTAAAGGCACTCAAGATCATATTGCTGATGTTCAACAAAAGAGAGCAAATGATCTTAAGAAATTAAGAGATGCAAAAAGAGCTAAGAATCCTACTTTCATGGATAAGTTTAAAAAAGGATTTAAGAAAGAAGATACAGAACAATTAGATGAATTAAATCCTTCAACATTAGGAAGATATAGTCGTGCAGCTGCAAGAGATGTGGGTATTACTAGTGATCATAAAAGAATTAAAAAGCGTCTAAAAGGTATCGATAATGCTACTCATAAGCTTGCTATGAAAGCAATTAGAGGTGGCGTAAGAGAATCGAAAGTACCTTTTGATCCTCCATATAAAAAGGTTAAAAGCGGTACTACTATAGATAAATCAGGTGCTAAACATACTCCAATGTCTAAAGCTCGTCATTTAGCTCAAATGGCTATTAAACAAGCAATGGATAAAAAGCAGAAAAAAGAAGATGTAAACGAAGCTACTTGGAGTGTTGATGTTGCGGGCATGCCTAAATTTTATGTCGATGGTAAATCACAAGGTGATGTCAAAAAAGAACTACGCAAATTAATCAAATCCGATAAAATTAAAGAAATTATAGTTAAAAGAGTTCAGCCGATCGAGGTTAGAAAAGATTTTAGACAAAGATCTCAAGATCCATCTGGTAAAGCAGAAACAGAAGAATGATTTCTTTTAAAAAACACCACGGCGAAACCTTAGAGGAAGGTGTTAACGATCCTGCTATTTTTAAAGTAGTCTTTACGGCGGGAGGTCCAGGTAGTGGTAAGTCATTTACTGCTCATATGGCTGGTCTTGTTCCATTAGGTTTTAAAGTAATTAATATTGATCCAGCATTTGAAAAAATGATGAAAGATGCCGGTTTAGATACTTCTAAACCAAACGAAGTTTTTTCAGATAAAGGTCAACAAATCCGTAAACTTGCAAATAATGTTGTAGGTACTCAAAAGAAACTTGCTTTAGAAGGCCGTCTTGGTCTTTTAATCGATGGTACTGGTAAAGATTATAATAAAATTAAAAGTCAAGTAGTAGCATTTAGAAGAATGGGTTATGAATGCGCTATGATCTTTGTTAATACTGATCTTGAAACAGCAATCAATAGAGATATAGAACGAGGTAAAGGACCTGGTGGCCGTACACTTGGAAAACCAATGGTAAGTAAAATGTGGAAAGATGTGCAAAAGAACATCGGTAAATTCCAAAACTTATTTAAAGGCCAAATGTATATTGTTGATAATAATGAAGGAACAGATATTAGACAAGCCACATTACCAGTATATAGAAAGATTTCTGCTTGGGCTAAAAAAGAACCTCGCATGCCACAAGCAAAAGCTTGGATTACTGCAGCAAGAATGAAAAAAGAAGAGCATGGAGCAGGTGATAGAGGGACAGACGAATTAGTAAGTAATTTTAAAGCAGATACTCCAGGTGAAAACGGTAAAAAAGTAAAAATTACTAAACCTTCTACAAATGACGAATTATTACAAGAAGGTATTGCAAAAGACTTGCTCAAAGATATTGCAAAGATTGCAATAGGTAAAAAACGTTTCCATGATTTAAAACGCATGGTTAATAAAGACAAATATAAATTTGCTGTTACTCAATATAGAAAAATGAAAAAAGATGTTAGAAGTTCTGGTGGACCAGAAAAATGGATTAATAAACATGGATTGGGTAGAGGTGCAAGATTAATGCCAGGTATGTTAGATAATTATTTAAAAAATACTGCAGCAGATTTAGCAGGCATTACTCCAAAAGAGTTCAATGCGGTTTTAAATAGAAACACAAGATATAAGTAATATAAATATATCAAAACAATATTCAAAGGGTTAAAAATGAAATCATTTAACAGTTTTAAAGAAGCTATGGATCCGGTTAATAAAGCGGCTCTTAAAAAGAAACATAAAGAGCGTAAAGACCAAGATATTAATAATGACGGTAAAGTTAACGATACTGACAAATATTTACATAACCGCCGTCAAGCAGTAACACAACAAATAGGTGAAAAATTAAAAGCTTCTGATGATATGGGTAAGTGGATTGATGATTTCCAAGACTCTGATGCACCTCAATTTAAAGGTAAGTCCAAAGAAAAGAAACGCCAAATGGCTATTGCAGCTAAGCTAGATGCAGAAAAAAATGAAAGTTATAAGTCATATGCTCAACAAAAAGCAGTATGGGCATCTCGTAAAGATGGTGGTAAAGGACATCCTGATAATAAAAAGAAAAATGAATCAAACGTTGAAGAAGCTAAGAAAATGAAAGGCGAAGATCCTTGTTGGGATAGTCATGAAATGGTGGGCATGAAAGATAAGAATGGTAAGAAAGTTCCGAACTGTGTACCAAAAAATGAATCAGCAGAAAACAGAGTTGACGTAATTAGAGCAGTAGCTCAAAAAATTGCTATGGAAAAAGAAGCAAAAAGAAAAGCGGCTGAGAAAAAAGCAGAAGCTGATGCTAAAAAAGCAATGGCTAATGAATCAAAAGATCCAAATAGATATGATGATGGTCCAGGTGTAGATCCAAATAGATATGATGATGGTCCAGGCGTAACACCTAAAAAGAAAAAGACTATAAAAGAACTATCAAATAAAACACAGAGCGAAGGATATACAGGTGGTCCTCATGATGCTGATTGGGTTAATAAATCTGAAAAGTTAGAAAGAGCTAGAAATAGAGCTAAGAGAATGGGTGATCATAAAAAACACGCAGAACTAGATGCTCAAATTAAACAACACTATAAGCGCGGACCAGGTGTGCGTGAAGCAGTAGATCCACAGGATAAAGGTGAGTATGATGATGAGGGTGGTATGGCACAAACTCAAATCAATAAAATCATGGATGCTGCAAAAGAATTAAAAGGTATAATCGGTAAAGACGATAATCTACCTGAGTGGGTGCAA